TGAAGTAATCTGCGAAGTGACAGGGCTACTATTACAGAAGCACCGCAATGTTAAGCTGCTTATGTGCGAGGGCAATCATGATGAATCAGGTTCTATCTGGTTACGCATTGCTATGAATAAGATCTTTGCAGACAATCCCCGTGTTGAAGTGAACACAGAAGCGCTGCCATTTTATGCAGAACAACATGGTGACATTCTGTTAGGATTCCATCACGGGCACAAAGTAGCGAACAAACGCTTACCAATGTTATTTGCCAGTGAGCCTAAGTTTAGAAAGATGTGGGGCGAAGCTGAGTACACTTATATCCACACAGGGCATTACCATCATCAGGAGCAAGAAATTGCAGAAGGCGGTGGAGCCATCGTAGAAAGACACCCTACTTTATCAGCGCGGGATGCGTATTCGGCAAGGGGTGGATACGTGAGTTGGCGATGTGCCAGGGCGGTAACTTATCACAAGAAAGATGGTGAGCTAAGTCGGACAACTGCGAAGCCGAGAGTGCATTAAAAATTGCTGCGGGAATTGCTGCGGAATTGACCTTAAACTACCCGTATTTACCCGCAGCAATGGTCTTAGCATTGGGTTAAGTCATTGAAATATAAGCTTATTTAGTAGGTATTAAAAAGATCGAGTCTCTCCGTCCGCACCATCCAACCCCTTGAATTACAAGGTTTTTGTTTTCAAAGCTGCGGAATTGCTGCGAAAAACGGCCATTTTATGTACCTATTTCGATAAAAACTCTTTGTAAGCCGCTTCCATTTTTGATCCATGTTTGACCCCAGTATTCTTAATAAATCGTGCGTAATACTTTAGCGTAGTCGAACTGTCAGCATGTCCCATTTGTTTTGCAATATAGGTAAGCTCTTCACCCGCATTTAACATCTGCGATGCGTAAGTGTGTCTGGTTTGATAAGGTATTCTGTAGCGAACTCCTGCTTTCTTTAATGCTTGTTTCCACTGCGCTCGTATTTTATTAGTCGTACTCCAAGGCTGGCTAGTGAGCGGATTCATAAACACAATGTCATTTGGCTCTACCCCTTTAAGGAAGGAATACTCTTTGTACGCTCTTAGACATTGGATTGCAGGGCCAACTAAATCAATTGTTCTATAAGAGGCTTGTGATTTAGGCGGCTGAAATTTATTGGGACTTGCATCAACGATGACCTGATCGATTAGAACAGTGCAGCCAATGAAATCGACACGGCTCCAGCATAAGCCGCGAATCTCTTCTGGTCGCATTCCCGTAAAGAACTGGAACATTAGCTGCAATCCAAGTTGTTTAGGGGCGGCTCCAATAATAGCTTCTCGTTCTTCCCAAGAGAAAGGGTCAATTCGCGTGGCTTCAGATTTGATAACCACTGTTTGTTTTTTGAGTTTCTTACCTAATAGGGGATTCACAGAGATAATCCCTTCTTCTACCGCTGCGTTAAGTGCGTCGCGTAGCACGGCAATTCGTTGAGTGCGTGTCGAGGGGAGCACTTGCATGGCTAATGCCCAATCTTTTACCATAGGCCATGCTAGATTGACCACTTTAGTTTTTGCTAAAGAAGATTTCTTAACTTGACCCTCGATGATTCGTTTATAAAAGGTGTAAGTGCCTGGTCCAATACTGTAATGGCTGTTCAACCAGTGTTTTAGGAAAGTATAGACCTGTCGCTTGTTGACGAATAGCGCAGCTCTTTTAGAATTTGGGAAGGTAGCGGCGTAATCAAAGGAGCCATTCTTAATGGCATCTTTGATTTGCGAGAGGTGTACAAAACATCGTTCTAAATTAGCGGGGGTGGGCTCAAGTTCAATGCGCTCGCGTTGTTCTGTTTTGGAGTCTGGGTAGTAGAATCGTACTTCGATTGAACTTTTAGACGCTTTTGCGACCCCCTTGTACGTTTTTGGTCTACCCATGCTTCGTAGCCTCCTAGACTTATCAATATCCTATTGTCGGGTGCTCTGGAGAATACATCATTCTCTTGCCATACACCTTCACTGATTTTAGATCGTATAGCAACTTCTGTATAGCCTGACAGTTCTGAAAATTTACTAATTGTTACTCTGTCTAACATGGAGGCTCCTACAGTGTGTTTGTGTACTTACGCTATTAGTTCAACTACTATTTAGAGGTGAAAAAAAAGGATAAACTATTTTAATTGGGGCCATTAGGCTCAGAATCTTCCTCATATTTCCCGCCCATGAGATTCATTTTTCCAGCAACACAATTACCTGCCGCAACCTGATGCTTAGGTTGTAACTGGTTGTGTGCATCTACAAAAGTCATCCACCATGACCAAACAGATTCAGTCATCCAGTGTAGCTTTTTGCAGCGCATTCTATTAAAATTAAACTTAGTCAGCATATAAACCTGTCCATGTTTTTATTATTTAATGGGGTCTCTCAATTCCCAATCATTAGCTCGGTGAGTACCAATCACCATATCGCAAACTACAACATCTTCACTTTGAAGGTCATAAATACGATTGTCTTGCAGCTTCAGAACTTGCGTAATTCCCTTATTGTCATGAAAAAAGCGTCCAACAAAACGATCTCCGTCGTTAAGTTCTACGAACACTTCTGCCCCAGCCTGTGGTTTAACACGATTTGAGCAGACAATGAATGAGTCTTTGGCTATGTAGGGTAGGTAATCATCTACATCAATCTGTACTGCGTATGGCTCCAAGTCTCCTTGGACTTCAACAGATTGTATTGCACTGATAGTCGGGTTCCCTTTAATTGCGTAACGAACAACGATATTAACTTTCGGTAAGAAAGATGCACGCACGGGTTCCATTAATTCAGGATAAATGTCGCAGGGAGAGACATTCATAGCCTGGGCGAAATTAACAACCGCAGTCATGTTCAAAGGAACTTTACCGAGGAAGTACTGTGATATGGCACTTTGTTGCTTGAGGCCCATTTTTTGGGCTAGTAGAGTTTGATTTAAACCTTCGTCTGCTTTGAGGCGATTGTAGATAGAGAGAATACGTTGGACCGCTCGACTTTCTGCTTCGGGCGAAGCATCGGTTCCAACGAGTAAGCTCGCTTTAGCCATTGGTGTCTTCCTGTAGTTTATAATTAATGTATGGGTCTACGCCCATTCACTATAGATTATCCTATGCCACTTCTTCGAGGCATGACGACATTATAAACTCAGCAACCCCTCGCTTGTCAATAGCTGAACTACTAAAGGTATCTATGGTCACTTTTTGACTAAAATCAGTGATGATTAGGTTATCTTTAAATCGCATTCCTACAGGGGCTTGCATACCAATCACTAACACTACTTTACGACCTTCTTCTTGACGGCTTTTTAACCAATGCAATTGCTGTAAGGATAAACAGGTTTTTATCTCAGTACTGGGACGCTTAGGAGGATTAGACACGTACTTATACTCAATCCACAGGTCGCCACCTGATCCAGAGTAATACGCGTCCGCTACGCCACCATGAAAATTATCGTTGATCTTCCATTTGTACACAGTTGAGGGAAGCATTTTGTGTATGGCTTTGATGTAACTATGCTCGTTCATCGTCAGCTTTTTTAAATTGATTAATAAAAGATGCGTTTCGGGACTTGCGCCACATTTCGCGAGCGAATTGAAGGGTTTGTTTCTCTCGCCTACCTGTTAACAAATACCGCGCTATGTAAGTTAAAGCTACTCCGAAAGGAATCCCTATAATTATGCCTATAGCGAGTGCTAATAGATCTATACTCATAATTTACTCCAGCTATAAAAAAGCCACCCCGAGGGATGGCTTGTATCTACTTACTACCTAGTGGATGGTAGGGTCGGTCATGCCTTTCATGGCAAAGTAAGTAGCGCGTGCTTCTGCGTACAACTCGGCAGCGGGAAAGCCTTTGTTGCTAGCTTTGAACACTTGGTAACCTTGACCTTTACGATTCATTTCTTCGACAGACTCGAGAGCCCATACAGTACCGAAGCGATCAGTCTCATAACTAGCCAACGCTGTATTCCAAGCATCAGATACTTTTTTATTGGCACCTGACATATAGATTTTAGCAACAGTTGGGTTTGCACCTGTGTCGTCTAAATAAGCAACAGTGTGAACTGCTGTCTCAACTATATCGTGTGAAGCTTCGATTAAGCCATTGTCAGCTAGATGCTGATTAGCGGCTGCTAGAGATTCGTGATTACCCTCGAAACCGCCGCCTTCATCACGTTTCTTGAAGATGGTAAAGCCAGTCTCAAACTTGAGGTTAAGGAGATACATGGTTTCCCAGAACTCACCTGTCAACTTATTGAAGACATGGCCCATTTCTAAGCCTTTGATGAACTTGGAATCGCTTTTCTTCATCTCAGGGCTCATGGCTTGTGCAAGAGCTAAGACGGGAATAGCCATATCGGAGGACGATACGTTTTCGTTACCTAAACTAGCGCCACTCATTAGGTGAGCAGGCATAACATCAGAAGTTTGGAACGAGATAATAGATTTAGAAGTCATAATTTAAGGTCTCTTGATTAAAGAATAATGATTAGAATAGTAAGCCCACAACGAGGTGGGCGAACTTGGTTATTATAGCAGTTCAGCTGCTAAATTGATACTAGCCAACCCGAAGATTGACGTTCTCTTTAGCAAAAGGAACGAGCCCTGGTATAACATCAAAGGTCTTTAGAAGATCTTTAACGTATATGTTGGATACTCGTCTTTGCAGCAGCCCTGTGTGACCTTCTGCCATAATAAAGTCATGGAAAAGGCCGTAATCGGCTATGTTATAAACAGTAGCGTCAGACAGGGACACAGTAATGCCGTCAACAGATGTGCGCTCTATACCTTCAGCGTGCATCTTGGTGCGGATCTGCTCTTTTATTTCCTCTAAGCTGGCGGATAGCACTTTTACGTCACGTTCAAGCTCTTGCTTGTCGGTGCGTATGTGTTTAGCCGTATTTAGTAGCTCTTTTAAGGTCATATCAGACATGGTAACTCCTATGCGGCAAGCGCAAGTTCAGCTTCGGTTTCTTCTTGACTCAAGCCGTGCATTAAGTCTTGAGCGTATTCCCAGCACTCGTTAATCGCATCCCACTGTGGGATAGACTTTTCACCGCGATTGAGACGAGAGGTATTGGCTTTACGCATCTCAGTAGCAGCTTCAAGGTAGTCATCGATCAATGCAGGATCGTCAGCTAACTGTTGAGATAGCTCAGACACTCTTTGTACGGCAGCTGTGAATTTCACTTCCGAGGTTTCGTCTTTAGTTAGACGGTCACGTTCAGCTTTGACAGCTTTTGTAGCCATACTTAACACAGTAATTAACTGGTCAAATGATGTAGTAGCTTCAGCTTCGATGAATGCAGCGTTAAAGTCGATTGAATTGTTCATAGGTACTTCCTCTATATTTTAGTTATGCGGCAAATGCCGTATTTTTCTGAAAAATATCCAACAAGGAACCCATAGCAGCTAATTTGCCGTCTAAGGTATTGTATGCATCTTCTTCAAAGGTATCGCGAGCTGCGATAGTGATCGTTTCTGTCTTACGTTTCTGCCCAGCACGATATATGCGTGAGTTAAACTGTGAGAACAGTTCAGATCGGTTAGTAGGGCTGGCCCAAATAGTGGCGCAACCTTTCGTGAGAGTCAGTCCGTGACTCGCTGACGCGGGGTGGGCAAACAAGACTTTGAGCTTTCCAGCTTGGAAGTCTTCGACTGCTTTTTCCCGTGCAGAGCGTGAAGTTTCGCCGTCAATAACAGCATAGGCAAAGCCCATCTTGTCAGCAATCTTCAGCAATTCCGCTTTTTGGTGTTTCCAATTGAAGGCAACGACCGTGTGGTCGCGTTCTGCAACTAGATCCATCACCAAGTGTGATCGAGCAGTAGAAAATACTTGGGTTGCCCCGTTCTCGTCATACACTGCACCTGAACACAGTTGGAGTAATTTCTGATATTTAGCGCCTGCGTGAATAGCGTTTATAATAACGCCAGACTCCGCTTCTAATATGGCTTGTTCTTTGAGGATGATGTAATCCGTTTGCAGTTTACTGGGCAAATCAATGTACATCATGCGGTGTGTGTTCTCGGGTATGTCAATGCAATCCTCGAACCGATAGCGAATGGTAATGTCATGTATCTTGGCAGCAACTTGATCTTCTGCACCTACATTGTCTAACCATTTTACTTGATTGGGGTTAGGCCCAACTTGTTTGGGTGTACACACTTGGAGTCTGAAGCCGTAGAAAGACCGGCCCAGACGTTCTCCATCGTCAAGCAGCACACAAGGGTGCCAAATGTCCGTCACGCTGTTTGGAGTGATAGTGCCTGACATCATTACCCTTCGTTCAAACAGGTCTACAAGGTTGCGTATGGCCCTGCTACGATCTGAGGTTGGGTTCTTAAATGCAGTGACTTCATCCACACAAATCATGTCGAAATCATTCAGTACAGAAATGTTAGCAGGCTTGAGTAACCACTTAACAGCATCGTGATTGGTGATTACAATGTCACATTTATTATCGAAGGCTTGCCGACGCGCTTTGGCGCTTTGTGACGTTGAGATACCCCACGTTAAATCAGGAGTCCACTGGTCAATGTCGTCACCCCAAGCAGGTTTGAGTATAGATAACGGCGCAAGCACTAACATGCGGCGTGATTCTGACTGCTTGAAGGCTTCTAATACACAGCGGGTCTTACCTGTACCTGCATCAGAGGTAATTAAAGCACGCTCCTGGTTAAGTAAGAACGTAATTGTTGATGCCTGGTGATCAAAGAGAGGCGGTAAGTCGAGCGGCACAGGTAGTGGTGTATTTCTTCCGTTCTTCATAATTCATGTCCTCTAATTTATGAAATTCTGCTGCAGCAATGAAAGCAAAACTTGCAATCAAAGCTAATTCTTCGGCTGCTATACCATTTTCTTGGCCTTGTTCTTGAAATAATGCTTCGGCTGCACATGTGGCATAGATTTGTTGGGCTAGTTCGCTCATTGGGGTTCCTCAAAAGCGGGGTGGGTTTCGTAATCACTGCTGTCCATAACTGCACAGAGAGAGTGAATGTACAGACAATCTTTGTATTTTATGACTTCGTAGCGTTGTTTAGCTTCAGCAAGTGACTCAAAAGCTTCGTAATAGTCAGTATCAACATAACCAATAGCTTCACTCCTGATTGTCCAACATACAATCCAGCTAACACCTTCATGGGCCGTACAAATCATGTGATTATTCATAAACTCTCCTAGTGGGGTGCGTAACGCCATTGGCATGCGGGATTTTCTAGACCTTCTTGCACTTTAGCGTGGGGACACCACTTGCAGGAGGTCATATTGGGGGTAGGTTTGAAGTCAACACAGGTGGTGGCTTGGTTAAAGCGTAAGTTGTAGCGGTCAAAGAACATCATGGCTTGATCGCGTGAGTAGGAGGTGGTCATGGTCAAACCTTTGTCGGTGTAGATCATGTTGGCTTCTACAAACTCTAGGTCAGGCCATTTAACGAAGGTAGAAATAACGTAAAGGAGCGCTTGCTGCCCGTGCTTTACTTCATTGCCAAACTTCTGACCTGTCTTCCAATCATAAACTTTGGCAGAGGTAGGTGATTCTAGATCTAGCGCATCTAATTTCATGCGTAACCACGTATTATCTTCGCTCCAGCCAGTAGGTTCCCAATCTCTGGTGAATGCCCAATCTTCCTCGACATGAATATCACCATCGGAGTAACGTGCGCGTAAATCTGAGAATAATGAGTCAAATTTAAGCAATTCTTTGGGTACATCGTCAGTCCCGTCACCTTTAATGAAGTTTTCTGCTTTATCGTGTATTTCACTACCTCGTAATGCAGCTGGGCCAGACACATCAGGGCACTTCTCAACTTTACTTAGGTACACATGGTAAGGGCACTTCTCAAAGTTAGATAATGATGAGAACGAGGTCGTTGGGATAAGCCCTAACGGTGCTTCGAGTGGGTCAAGGCGAGCAATTTTAGCTCTTCGTGCAGATTCTTTAGCTGCTTTAGGATCAAACACAGTATTGTTAAATTCGAGGGTTGAATTGGAGCCTTTAGCTGCCATTTCATGGTTTTTTGGGTTGAATGTGGGTAAGTCGTCCATCAGTGCACCTTTGGTTTTTGATTAATGTACTGATACAGACTGATAAGATGCTGCTTCATGTCGTCTGGGCCTTTAATCATGGCTTTTTCAACTTCACCGATTAAGTATTCGTTGAGTAGCGCAATTTCATCACCTTGTTCGAGAGCAACGGGTTGAATGAATTGCCTTACTTCATACGCTGAGAACTGATCAATGCTATTCATATAGTCTCCTAAAAGTCGGGTTGATATTTCGGTGGCAAGTCAGGTATTTCGACCATATTCGTGACACGCTTACTAGCAGGAATTACACTAGGCGCTTTGTCTAGGAAGTCAGTCGCATCGTAGTCAGTGAACTTAAAGCGAGTAACAACGTACTTGGCACGTATACCGTTCTTGCGTTTACGCTCTTGATTGACATCATTGCGTGTCAGCATGGTGGCAAACTTTTGACTTGTAGAATTACTGTCAGGATTAAGCACAAGGTACATGGCGTGAGCTTCTGCAACAGATACGTCACTGGGTAATGTGTTGACGGCTTCGTCAATCCATTTAGTCAGTACTTTCTCTGCAACTTGCTTAACATTGAGTAAGTGAGATGGAGTGGTCTGAAGCGCGTTCATATTCTCGACAAAGTAGTCAAGGTCACCTTCGCGTAACGCAAAGCAGAACTTTTGATGAACGCCCATACCAGCGACACGCATGTTGCGCTTAGCATCATTCTCTATGCAGGTCGTCGCAGCCAGCTGGTTGTAGTCGAATGAGTGCAAAAAGGCATACAAGTCACTGACTTCATCGCCTAGTAGCGATTTGAGGTCGATGTTGTTGTCGAACATTTCTGGGTAGGCTTCTTTGAGCTTAATGGCTTGAGGGAAACCTACGTTATGTCGTCTATCGCCATCATCTAAGCGAGCAACATCGGCGTGATTACTGAAGAACATGAAGTTGCAGTACATTTTCATGTTCTTGCTTTCTTTATACATGGCGCGTACATCCACACGCTCGCCACCTGTAATGAGTTTGATCTGGTCGAAGGTACGCTGGTCTTGTTTGGAGTCAGTGATGTGAAACTCGTCAATGGCAACAAACAACTTGTCAGATAGGTAACTGTTAAAGCTGTCTTCTAAAGCAGAGATGGCTTTGATAGCGACATTACTTTCGCCAATCATGGGAGTCAGTATGTAATTGAAGAACAAGCCTTTGCCCGTACCTTGTGTGCCTGAGAATATCCACACAGTTTGTAAGGGTTCTTTCTTGTCGATGGCCGCAGCTAACCAGTTGATGAAGTGTTCAAACTCTAACTGGGTACTGCCGGTCATGTGCCACATGATCTTGTAGATATTAGGACACAGTGCTTTGAGCATCGTACCGCCCATGTTATCGGTAGCGCCAAGCTGATAAGGGATATTCTGAAACTCAGTGTCTATCTGTTTGGGGTTTTTGACATGCTTGGGTGCGTGATACTTATTGACGAGGCCATTAAGTTCATGTCGGACTGTAGTGGTTTCCATTGGGTTGTACACATAATGGAGTGATTGGATAGGATCAGGCATGGGCTGACCATACTCAGATAACCAAGGCTCTAAGTTACCGATATTAGATTCGTAGATGTACGTATCGTCGTCAAGACCAGGCAAGATCTCGTCGGCTCTAACGTCATACAACATGGTGTAGTGCTTGTCGGTGCGTATGTCACGAAAGACTAGGGCAGTCTCGTTGGTAACTTTTTCGATGTTGGTCTTGTAGGTCGCAATAAACTCTTCGTAACCTTCAGCGTCTGCTTTAGCAAACTCGAAAGAGTCATCGCCGTTCCAGCAATGCACGATATGAGGCGAATTGAGGTGCGCCCAATACTTATAGTTATTTGAATTATCAGCGTTGAAGCGCACAAACTCTTCGTCAATACTACAAACAGTGAGTTTGAATTGATCAGGGTTGATAACAACGCGTACTTTACCCTCTTGGGTCACGTAATCTTTGCGCTTGGGACGATAGGCTCGCTGACCATTGATTTTACGCAAGGCATCTAAGCGCTTGTTCTGTATCGCAGTCATCGACTTATCTTCCATGGTGGCTAACTGGCCTGTAATGGGGAGAAGCGCATTAGTCTTTTCTACGAGACAGAATCGTTGCTCTGGGCTTTGGAACGGATCGTCAACGCCGTCAAACGTAGGCGGTGCAATGTAGATGAGGTGTGAGTTGTCAGCAACACAAGGGTCAATAAGCGTTTTGACTGAGGTGGTAGTCTCTGACAATCTGAGTTGATCACTAATAGCATCGCAAGAGTAATTAAGGTGCGTGAGGTACTGTTTGAGCATTCTTGGGTTAATGGGTGAATCCAGCAGGAACTCGATGTGTACAGACACATGAGATGAGGTGGAGCGGCCCATAGACGATGACGCATGTCCGATATAGCTGGATAGCGTGAATTCAATAGGCAGCATCTCGATCACACGCTCGCAGATACGCTCTACATCTAAGCTGCGTAATTTTGACGAAGGGGGTACGTAATTTTCTAAATTTAATTTATCTACATCAAGAAGAAGAGTAGCGTTAGGCTTATCGCGATCAGTGAAACCCTTACGGCTTTCTTTGGCTAAGATTTTAGTTAAGTCACCACGGATCATTACATGACCTTGGGCAGCATGCTCTAGGATAAGGTCGTAGCGTTCTTTTAATGTGGTGGGGTTGTACTCAAAACTATTTAGTATTTTAACAGGCGGGTAGCTGCTGCTTTTTGTTGCACTAAAAGTTTTACCGATGCGTTTGCCGTTGGCTGCTTCTAAGAAGGTCAGCTTAGTCATATGTTCTCCTTACTATGTACAGTGTTATCGAGGAATGTTGTATAGAGGCCAGTATTTACCGACGCGTGAAGAGGGCGTCACCATACAAGGGTCTCGGCAGAAAGCTAAACGATCTGCTTCCAGAAGACGGCGTTTAAATGCTCTCTCTCTACCATGCCGTGCGGATAGATTGAGTCGGCAAGCTTGAACACGGACGCTACCCATGCTTCTTTTAAGTGCTTGCGCTAATTGCTCAGTGGATAGATCATCAAAGTGGCTCATAAGAAAGTTAACTTCTTTAGAACTCCATAAAGAACTATGTTGGTTCATGCGCTTCCTTTATTTGTTCGATAAAATAGCCCAATCATCTCTACAATCTTCATCACAAAAGCGGAGCCCTGATGCGAGCGGCTCCCTGCAGTTGTAACAAAAGCCTTTGGGTTGGGGCCCATTGGCTGGTCGGTTATTTAAGGCGATAGCAAGATAAAGATTTGATGTTTTTGAAGCATCATCACAAAAGTCGCTCATCAAAAATCCCTTTGAATTTGAAACGAATCTCTATCTTAGCAGTTGAACTACTATTTCACATCTAGAGTCAGGCTGCAACTGCAAAATCTTCTAACCTGGCTAATTGCTTAAACGAGTCACCTCGAATAATGGATTGGATTTCAGTCTCCATCCGTAGCTGCTTAGTCATAGGACACGCACCTTCACGTTGTGTCTCGATGTGGGTCGAGAGGTGTGTCAAGGTGTTGTAGACTTTGTAAGCATCGTCAGGCATTTTGTAACTATCATGAATTAGCTTGATGTAGTTCAAGCGAGCTTTGTTAATCTCAATACCTGTGCGGGTCTTTCGAGTTGCCAGATTTGCTGAGTAAAAAGCTAAAGCGTTATCGTCATTCACTGGCACACTTTTGAGGTACTTCATTAGCTCGGCTTCTTCAAGCAACATCTTGGGCCATGCTGAAGCTACTGCTCCCATGACTTCGGGGGCTGAGTTGGCGGTGTGCTTTTGTGCCATAGCAGTCTCATGTATAATGGATTGCATGCCGTTTAAGCAGTCCCATCTCATAATCATCGCTTGAATCATCCGTCTAAACTTTTGATCGTGGCTGTCGATTACTTTAACTTTTAAGCACGCGGGTTCGCCTAGTTCTCGTTTAAAACTGTGGTGAGGCAAGATAATTTCTGCGCGGAAACTTGCGTCACTGTTATATCCCCAAAACTTTGTTGTAACGCCTGTTAGGTCGAGGGAAGAATTATGTAAGCCTTCGCGCAAAGCGTCCCACATCGTGTTGAAGTTGGTAGGTTTGTGCTGAGATTTGCCATCGCCAATGACTTGATCGGTTTTGGGGTTAATAACCCAGAACTTATCGAGTACAGGTACGCCATTACGCGTCTGATGCTCTTTGATCGGGTCGTAGTTAAGATGCTCGGGTAGAGCTAA